AAGTACCGTCGATATTCGGTAACCCCTCAGCGATGTACTTTCCAATCTCCGAAAGCACCGTAGTGCCTTCAAGGAAACGGTGGTGCATATCAGGAATTGAGAAATGTGCTGAATCAGCACTTCCGCATTTCGTCCCAATTACGTCAAACAGCTCGGGATACTCCGTCCGAGACAGAGAGGCGCCGTTGCATAGCAGAAATCCCTCAGGGATTGTGTTTCCCATGTAATGCACAACTGTACCAATCGGCATGGCAGCCAGACACGATGCAGCGATTTCCGCTCGCAACAGCTTCTTCAGCCCATCAATTGCTGTCGTGACGTAGTTTTTGACAAAATTGAAAACACTCGATGGTGTTGTCGATTTTGTTCCGTCAATTCCAGCCTCAATGTCGGCCAGCGATGCTAATTTCACAACGCCAGCCGTGACAGTCGTTGCGGGAGGGTTGAGGAAATTTGTGTCTCCGTCGATAGTGATCACCGAACTACCACCCTGAACGACCAAATCGATCGACATCATGCCTTGCGAACCCGCGGCTTTCTGCAGAATCGCTCCGACCGGCTGCGAACTAACAGCAAACAGAGTTCCATCCTCTAGATAAACTCCAACCTCGTTCACTGTGTAGGCATCGGAACTGATATCGTTCATGGTCACATGGATAACGTTGTCTCCAACATCTCCACCAGTCAGTGCCTCTATGTCCTTAAATTTGTTCTGGAGCGCGGTTTGCTCTGCCGTGGGCGTGTAATTCCCTGTCCCAAGGCCAAATTTGGCAATTTTTACCGGGAGTGTGCCGTTGTGTTCGGCATTTACAAGCGCGGCAAGTCCTGCCGACGTGATGACAGCGATAGGCATAAAAATTTCTCCAATTGATTTAAATTAAATTCGTGTGTACGTAGCGGGGCGGAAAACTCCGCCGACAATGATTTGCCCCGTTATTGGCAATTGCTCAGAAATGCATCGTGCGTATGAAACTGGTCGGATTGCAGCCGAAATGTGGATTTGCCCCAACAGAGACTGGACGACCGTGAACGTGTAATGAGATCGAACGGGTTTTGCCTCATCCAGCAATCGAAAAAAATCCTCTTGAGATTCAGCGCTCAAGCCGCCAGAAAGCGAGCTGATCGACGCAACAACCTCAAATGTGTGAGGTTCTCCTCGCGGATTTTTCTCCCACCATTCTGTGATGGAAACGGCTGATCCCAGGCTAGCCAGAACTTTTTTAATTGCAGATAGTGTTCCCATTCTGCATTTTTGTGCCACAACCGTTTTTGCAACCTGTCGTTTCTGATTCAGTGGCCATGAGTCACGCCACGTGGTCAGGTCGAAACTGTAGGCCAGGTGATCGAGTTGCAGGCTCGTCAACTTGTCGACGTTGGCAAAAATAGCGCCTAAATAAAGAGACCCGGATGCGCGTTTGAGCTCCGGGTCTATCGCTGCGGCTGAATTCCGCACTCGTTGGTCATCTGAGATGCTTGACGGCAACAGGTCGGAAATCGAGATATCATCAATTGTTTTCATTAACCGTCCTCCAGCCCTTTAAATGTGATCGTGACGCCGGAACATTGAGCAACCTGGCTGCGATTCAGAGCCTGGAATGCCGGTTGCAGCGTTGCATGGTCGATTCGTCCTGCGCCTGCAGCTCGAATTCGAGAAATCAGCTCATCAGGATTGATGTCACGTCCAATTTTCGATTGCTGCCACGTGACGAAATCCTGAGCCGCATTTTCAACAGCCTCTTTGATTGATTCCAGTCGAACGACGTCAGAATTGAGAACGTAGTAATCAACGTTGACCTCGTAATTGACAGCGCTCGGACAGCACGCATGAACGTCATCGGTCAACGGGCGCACTTCTTCGCTAGCCAGATACGATTCGACCTCTTGCAGAAATGCTTCTTGAGGCAGTTCGCCTCCAGTCAACAACGTATAGACATTGACAACTCCTGGTGTTGGCGAATCCACTGCCACATCAATGATTGACGGAGAGACTGAAAATGCATGGAAAATGTACGCCTTCTCAGGCCCTGCAACAGAAAACGAATTCGGTCGTAGCCGGAGGCGCTCAGCATAGCTATCATCGCTTTCTTCGTCTGAACCTCCAGAGGATTCATTGATGTTCGCCGCTGTTGCTAAAAATGCCAGCGGTGCAACGATTGTCGATATTTGTCCAGCAAGATATCCATTACCAACAACTCCTGATTCGGTACATTCAGCCTGACCGACGGCTTGCAGTCCCCCCGGTTCTATCGCTACCTGTTCTGTCGTTTGGAACGTAACCTCGCCATTGGTAATTTGGAATCCTGCAGGAATAACGAATGCGCCAGTCAAGGCCTGAGTTAACGTAAATTGAATTTGCGTTACTGCACGATCGGCCTCCTGACGGGGACAATCAAGAAAGACGCCTAAAGCGTCTAAATATTGGTTTTGCGCATAGCTCAGTAAATTTTGCTGAGCAGCATGATTGAAAACCTGCCTGAGTTGGATGATTTCTGCGGCGATCGTCAGCAAAAACAATCGAATCGGATCACCCATAGCGAGAGACCGCCCGGAGGCGGTCTCATATCTGTTGATTATCGAGGCTCTAATTTGGTCCGGATCTGTCTCCATAAAATTGACATCCGGCAATCCCCAACGCGGGAAATTTTCCGACATATTTACTCCTGTATTTCCAGTGTCAGCCGCGGCATCGTTATTCCCTGATTAACGCTCTCTCCGTTCGTTGAAAAATCGATCGAGACCAATTTTGCCCTGGGCTCGTATTTTGCAAGGGCCTGAATCACAGCGGACTGGAACAGCATCCGTGAAATGTTTATCGGCTGGTCAAGCATATCCATCGACATTCCGAAGTCCCTATCCAGCGGAACAGAACCAACGACTGTTGAACAAATCGTTCGAACGTTCTGAAGAATCTCCTCGGCCACAGAGGATGGCGAGAAATTAACTGCGATAGGTTTAGATAAGTCCATCGAATAATCCATTTCCAACCTCCGAAAACGAAACAGAGACCTCGGCAACAATGCACGCACCGCCTTTGCCGAAAAATTTGTGTTGAACATCAAATTTATCCATCGCCATCATGCCCATATAAACTCCTCCAACGATGAGCGGCAGCGCTATATGTTGATCGAGTAATTTTTCCAGCAACGGGATTCCAATCAACGGAGCTATCCCTCGAGAGGCATCGAATCGCAGGCTAAACGACACCTCCAGAGGTGAATATCCCAAAAACTCCTTGATTGTTTTTCCTTGGTAGACAGAATGCTCCGCCCACCTGATCTGTTTCGAGGATTTCAGATCCTTGTAATTGAAAATTGCATTCTCTGAACAATAGAACGGCATTGGTCCATAACATCCTAAAACACTGGCCATATGTCCTCCTATGAAACATTGGGCGCGTGAACTGTTCCAGAGAACGTGCCATTACCCGAAACCGACAGATTCCCCGTTACAGAAACGTTGCCTCTGAACGTTAAATCCTGCGATGTAATCGTTGCACTGGAGCCATTCAACTGCATTGTTGTTCCTCCGACATTGAGGTTGAGCGTGGGTGTTTTAATGTTGACCTCCGCAGCCCCCTCGATGTCAACGGCCTGACCGGACTTAACGGAAACCCGCTGTGCTGCCTCGACATTGACAGAGTTCTGATCCAGTTTGATTCGTGTGCTGCCGATTTCAATTTCAAATGTTGAGGCGCTGCGATCAAAGCTGAATTTCGAACCATCAGCAAACTCAACCATGCGCACATCTGCAGAACTCGACGGAGGAACGACTTCCCCAGCGTAGATCGAACCTAGAATAAATCCGTCTTCAAGCCCAGCAGAACCGAACAAACACAGAACATCTTCTCCAACATCAGGCAGGTGGAAATCTCTGTTCTCGATCGAATTCGGAATGACGATGGGCAGGGGGTCGCTCACAATTGAGTCATCCTCATCAAAAACCACACGCGCCTTGCATTGATCAGGTAACACCTCGACTACTTCGCCAAGTTTTAAAACAGCCATATTTCGATCGTTTTGATCATTTTCAAAAATCATGCTTTCACCCTATGAATCTGTAGTGATGTCGTGTATCCGCCACCTAACGAATGCGTGGCCGAATCTATATAGAAATTTCCGTCAAATGATCCGAATCCAGATAGAGCGATAACCTCTCCTGCGACGAACAATGGGTTTCCGACAACTGTGACCTCTCCGGTTATGCTCTTCGCATTCAAGGCGCGTAACTTCGCTTCGGCCAATCGTTTAGCCTCGGCAATGCTGGTGGCTCGTTTTTTCCACTGAAAATCCTGAGCAGATTCATCGGCATTCGGATCTGTAGCGGTGTATTCCATCACAGCAGGGTTAGTTTTTTTTGTTTTGATTCGGCGTCCGTGTTCGTCAAAAATATCAGCCTTAGCTGCAGAAGCCGGAGCGGCCTTGGTTGGCCGTCCGTATTTGTCAAACATCTCACCACCGGCGCAACCTTTTTTCTTGAGTTTCGGATTTCGATAGCTTACGGTCACGCTCTTATAGGTTTCAGAGTGAGACTGGCTGAATCGAAACGATAGAACCTCTGATCGCCCGACGGCAACGGTTGCAACCGGCTCCTTCTTCTCGTATTTTTCTTTGCTGAAAACAACGAGCTGCTTGTCTGTGACTTTTACGGACAGCCCATTTTCAGAACACAGCCGCTTTAAAAATTTCAGATTGTTTTCTCGGCTCTGATCCTGTCGATCAAATTGCGGATCGTCATCTGAATCAAACAGGAATTCCAGGTCAGCCTCCTCAGCTATTGTTTTTGCGATTGCAGAAAGTGTCTGAGATTCCCAGGCGCGGGACTTGACTAAACGCCGAATCGGCACAGCTAACGGAATAGAGACGGCCTGGATAGAGACGGTTCTCGGAGGACCTGAAAAGTCAATGCCGTCAACGAAAAATTTCCCGCAATAAAGCTCAGGCCCTTTAGACAGAGGTGTTCCTGTAGCGATGTATGCTTCCAGAACCATCCCTCCGTCAGGAGTCCAACTGCCGGCCCATTTCCCCGTTTCATCTTTTAGCGTAATGCTGATCTCGTCAGCTTCGTCTCCGTCTTTATCGCTATAGGAAAACGACAGTAGATCAGGATTGAGGTATTGCGTCATGTTCGAGGCGTCTGGCCCCCAGAGCACTCTCAGATACGCCTGACGGGGCTGAAAATTGTCAATCATCAGACCTCCTCGTTTTCCACGGCGGCAACCCCTGCAGTGTTTCCGCAGGAACGGCAATCTCAGGGGCCTCAACCTTCACGCCAGCCGGAAAAATAACAATCTCCGCAATATCCGGATTAGCTTGCATTAAGCGTGTCATGAACTTTTCCGTGCCGTAAAGTTTTTTGCTGATGATGTCCCAAGTATCCCCTTGGACTGTTTTGTACATAATCACCTCACTCAATACGCCAATCGGCGTTCGTTTGCCAGCATACGCTCCAGTTCGCGTTTGAGATCGAACGCAGCGGCGGACGCTCCTTGCCGTATATCGGATGCTGCATTACCAGTTCCCTGTACATTCACCGTGAGATTCACATTGACAGAGGGAGGAGGGGATACCATCGAATTACCCAGCATCGAATCAAGGCGAGAGAGCGGCAGAATTGCCTCTGGCTCGGCTCCCTCTCCGATGTTGGCCAAAGTTGAGGAGGTTGCAATGCCTCCACCGGCCAGCTGAGGTATCGGATTGAGCTGGAATCCGAGCCCTTGGCCTCCAATCCCCGGGACCCACGATGGAACCTGAACATTCGAATACTCATTGATTTTTTCAATGACGGAGTTGACCATTGCAATCATGGCATTTATTGGCGCTTTGGCCGCCATCATGGCTGATTCAAACGCCCCGCCAACAAATGAACCCAGGCCGGAAAAT